AACGAATACCTGAACGCAGAATGATGGACATGACTAACCAACAGCGATTGCATCACGTATATGATGCCATCAGTGATGTTGCTGATCTTAAAGAGCGATTATTTATACTATCTGCGAAACGCATGATGGTGCCATCAATACAGGACAGTGCAGAAATGCATAAAATACTACAGCGATTGTATGAATTAACCGGCGATCAAATCTATAAATTTAAATAACAAATTTGCACCCGATAAGGTATGATATATTGTTTAATCAATATGATTGCACCCGATAAGGTATGACAAATCAACTGTTCGGAATTTCCGAACAACTCAAAACAATAACACATGACCATCGAAGAATTGAAACAATACATTACAAATTCAGGACAGCATTACTATAATAAAGAACAGCTGATGATACTGCTTGATAAAGTAGTAATTGAAAATAAGCCAGTACAAACATCATTATTTTAATATATAACAAAATGAATAAACAAACAGCAATAGAATGGTTATTACAGGCGATTGAAGGTAAAAACGGAAAAGAATTTTCTTCTTACTATTTAGAATTTATCGAACAAGCCAAAGCAATGGAGAAGGAGCAGATTTTTAATGCGTACATAGATGGTGAGGATGATGATACTAATCGACGAGTGTTAAGTAGGGCAGCAGAACAATACTATAACGAAACATACGCACAATAACAAATGAAACTACCACAGCTACAGCAGGACAAAGCAAACCATTTTATATATGGCGCAATCATATCATCCATCGTGTGTATATTTATGATACCATATGCAGGATGGTATATAGCTACAGGTGTCGGCATGGTGAAGGAATTCACTGATGATGAATTCAACGCACATGACATGCTGGCTACATCGGCAGGTGGTTTATTTATATCAATCACAATCCTATTATCACAATTATTATGAGCGACGAAACAGAACAGGAAATATCAATGGATAAACAGCCATCACCCATTGATCTATTGCATGGTATTTATCGCAATAAAATAAACAACAATCCGAAGTCACTTGCATCGAGCATGTACCAACAGGTGATTGATGTGTGTATTCACTTAAAGCAGTTAGAAGATGAATGGACCAAATACCATTACAGCAAAGGTTATGTGGATGGTATCGAAGATTTCAAAGCAGAACTAAATAAAACCAACGAAGATGACGCAGCATGAATTGAATATCAAAATCCGTGATGCATTCACAACGCATTACCGTGATTTGAAAATATACAGGTGGACATATCGCAATTTGCCGTACCTGAAAATGTTTTACATCGGCTTTTTATTTGTTGGCAGTGTTGCTGCAATCGCAGGCATTACGCTGTGGGTATTAGCTGCATGGGCATTTGCATTCATCGCGCATATTTGGTTAGCAGGTATTGACCATTTCTTTATTGGTTTGCGATTCAAAAAGATATTGAAATCATTAGAAGCGGATGGAATACACATTGGATTGCACACTCTGTTGGACATTTGCAGTGATATAACACCAAAGTAATGGGCACGTATATACATCCCACAGCCATCATTGGCAGCAACGTGCAAATAGGCAATGATGTGTACATAGGTGCATACAGTATCATCGGTGATGTACCTGAATATCCGGGTAAAATCACGCACGCTAATTTTGAAAACGAGCATCCAACCATCATCGGTGATGGCGTGACCATACGTGAACACGTTACTATTCACGCTGGTGTACAATACAGCACACACATAATGCGTGATGTATATATCATGTCGCACTGTCACATTGGGCATGATGTAATTGTAATGCCTGATGCTGTATTACATACAGGTGCAATCATTGGTGGATTCACTTTCATCGGCAGATACGCACGCATTGGATTGAATGCATCCACACATCCACACACCACCATTGCAAAAGGTGTGATGATTGGTGCGCAGTCATTTGTAAAAGGTAATACAATTGAATTCAGCACATACGTTGGATGCCCGGCTAAATACATTGGCGAAAATCACCGTTTAATTGAGCGATTGAATGGCACTGACAATTAGAATCAGCATACCATTTTACCTGCATGGCGATGCAAACAATGGCGAATACATACGTGTGTTCAGGCATTACGCGCGATTAGGTTACCACATCAATCTGTGTGGTAGTGAAGGTGCATTATCAAAGCGTTACTGCAAATCGGTGTTATCACACAAAGTAAAATATGTTGAAGTGCCACAGGAATCATTTTGTGATTCATCAAAAGGTGATGATGCACTGCGCAAAAAGTTTAATGATTCACTGATCACGCATGGTGGTAATGCTGATTTGTATGTACTGATTGGCGCAGATGATATAGTTGATCCTGATGTGTTCAAACATTTGCAGCACATCAATCCAAATGAAATAGTGATGGCAGGTATCAGCAGTGATGAGCCATTGTACATCACAGATTATCATGATGGTGATAGATACCGCGTAACACTTAAATACAGAATACCTGTAAAGCTGCTACCGGGCATCAATGTATTCACACGCGCAGCGATGGTGTACAGCAATTGGCAACCGTACAATCAGGAAGGATGTGAAACAGGTGCAGAGTTTTATTACGATAACGTTGGTCGCATCATTGCATTACCCGGATGGGTGTTGATGCTCAAAAATAAATATGCACTAAACAAATCATCCAACATTAAATCACGCCATCAAATCAATTCACTGACAGCTGAACAGCGCAGGTTAGTTAAACGGTACGAATGATAACGTGGACAAAGAAACACGAAGATGCATTGCACTTATTGGCTGTTGATTCACCTGTTGAGCTGGTGTTATATGGTGGCGCAGCAGGTAGTGGTAAATCTTTTTTAGGATGTGCATGGCAGATATGGCGCAGGATTAAATATCCGGGCACGCGTGGATTAATAGGTCGCAGTAAATTAGATACGCTCAAAAAAACCACACTGCGCACATTCTTTGAAGTAGCCAGCATGCACAATTTGAGAAGTGGTGAGCATTACACGTACAATGGTCAAAGCAATATCATCAGTTTCTTCAATGGCAGTGAGATAGTCCTGAAGGATCTGTTCGCCTATCCATCTGATCCAAACTTTGATTCATTAGGATCATTAGAAATCACTGATTGGTTTATAGATGAAGTTTCACAGGTAAGCAAAAAAGCTGTGGATATAGTACGTTCACGCGTGCGTTTTAAGCTGCGTGAATTTAGTATTCCACCCAAAGGATTGATGACATGCAATCCATCAAAGGGATGGCTATACAATGAGATATATGCGCCATATAAACAGGATGCACTACCTGCACACATTGCATTCATTCCTGCGTTACCCGGTGATAATCCGCATCTACCTGATACATATCTTGAAACATTGGCGCGATTGCCTGAAATGGATCGCAAACGCCTATTAGAAGGTGATTGGGAATACGATGAGAGCAATGATTGGCTTTTCAAACCGGATGATGTATTGCGATGCTTTCGTGAATCACCATTATCAGGTGATATGTACATCACTGCCGATGTCGCACGATTCGGAAAAGATAGATCAGTGATTTGCCTATGGCAAGGATTAACGCTAATTGGCATTACTGAATTCAGGAAGCAGCCAATCACTACAATTGTGCAGCACATTCGCCAGCTGTGTGAATCAAAATCTGTGAAGCTCACAAATGTATTGGTGGATGAAGATGGTGTTGGTGGTGGTGTAGTGGATGCATTGCAGTGCAGAGGATTCCAAAATGGATCACGTGCCAAACATCCGGATACATACAGCAATTTAAAAGCCGAATGCTATTTCAAGTTAGCAGAATTCATGGAATACAACAAGTTATTCATGCGCACAGCTAACCAACGTGATGTAATCGTAAAAGAATTAGACATGATCAGGCGCAAGAATCCGGATGCGGATGGTAAGCTATCTGTAAGCAGCAAAGATGAAATACAACGCATGCATGGTGTTTCACCTGATTACGCTGATGCAATTATGATGCGCATGTACTTTGAATTGTTCCCCAATTACGGCAATTATTCGTGGGTGTAATCTTTACCGGTAAAGATAAAAGTAAAGATTTTACAAGCTAACTGATTCATTTTCAGCTGCTATCTACTCAATGTGAAAATTATTTCACTTTTTTCTTGCTTTGTTATTACGTTTGTATATACATTTGTCAGGTCAAACAAACACAAACACAAAAAACAAAAGTCATGAAGCAAATTAACCACAGCGAGTACATGAAGAAAGTAAAAACATTGACTGATGAATCATTAAGATATATCATTAAAGATTGTCAGGAAGCAATTAGTGCAATGCCTAATGGCGAAAAAGCTGGTTTTTATGCTGATGAAATTCATTACTGTGCTATGGAATTGAGCCGTCGCGCATCAAGTAAAAAATAATCAATCGGGGGGTGCGCATCCGTAACGCACAATCAATACAACATAACATGAAACAATCAACACCAGATACAACAGACATCATCATATTAATCATTTTTATTATTATCCTATGTTCAAACTAATCCCCTGTAAAGAATGTAACGGTGAAGGCATCGTGTACGAAATGATTGCCTGTGGACGCAGCATGTCCGATTGCTGTGGTGGCTGCACACGCGATGTCAAATGTGAGCATTGCGATGGCACAGGTGAAATTGATGATCCATATTACGATGGCGAAGATGAATGATGTATATTTGTAATCACAAAACCAAAAATCAATATGAGTAATTTAACTACCACAGCGCAATTGCGCACCATGTTTTCACGCGAAGATGTAATGCAACGCCTACAATCAGTATTAGGTAAACGCGCATCAACGTTCACCACATCAGTATTACAAATTGTGCAGAGTAATGACCTGCTGTGCAAAGCTGATCCATCATCTGTATTGAATGCTGCAATGGTGGCTGCGACATTAGATTTGCCGTTGAATAATCAATTGGGATTTGCCTACATCGTGCCATTTAACACCCGGCAAAAGAACGGTGATTACAAGACATTGGCTCAATTCCAATTAGGATATAAAGGTTTCATTCAATTGGCACAGCGTTCAGGTCAATTCAAGACCATTGATTCAAAGCCAGTGTACGAAGGGCAATTGGTATTAGACAATTCATTTGGTGGCATCAGCTTTAATTGGGCAGGCAAGACAAGTGATTTTGTAGTTGGTTATGCTGCATACTTTCAGCTAATCAATGGCTTTGAAAAGGTGTTATACATGACCACAGCAGAATTGCAAATGCATGGCAACAAATACAGCCAAACGTACAAACGTGGTGGTGGTTTATGGTCTACTGATTTCGATGCAATGGCAAAAAAGACAGTCATCAAATTGCTGCTGTCTAAATACGCACCATTATCAGTGGACATGCAACGCGCAGTAATCACAGATCAGGCAGTGGTAGATGATGCTGGTGATGTCAAATACATAGATAACAGCGCAGATAAAATTGATGTTGATGTGGTATATGTATCTGATTTAATCGCTAACGCTGCTACCATTGATGAACTCGAAACAATAGAGCAATCATGCAGTGATGAAATAAAGCAACAGCTACGCAGTGAATTCAACGCGAAAAAAAGTGTATTAACAGGCACGTTTATTTCCTAAATTCGCAATACAAAAATCAAAACACACATGGATCAATTATTATTTCGCGCGTCATCATTGGGTAAACTGATGACCAAATCACGCAGCAAATCGGAACCGATTAGTGCAACAGCTAAAAATGAACTGCTGAAATTGTATTTACAGCATGAATACAAACGCACTGATGACATCACCAGCAAGTACATAGACAAAGGTATTGCAGTGGAATCAGAAGCAATTGATATTTGGCGCAGGCACACCGGGCACATCGTGTTCAAAAACGAAACACGCTTTCGTAATGCATACATTAGTGGTGTTCCTGATTTGCTTGTAAAGAAAAATGATGCAGTGTTATTTGTACCTGATATCAAATCATCATGGTCATTGCACACGTTTTACAATAGCAAGATTGATGACATTGATACCAATTATTTTTGGCAAGGTCAAGCATACTGTTGGTTAGTTGGTGCGCCATATGCTGTGTTTGTGTTCGTCCTGTGCAATGCCACATCAACGCTATTGGATGATGAGAAGCACAAAGCTGCATGGCGAATGGGCAGCATAGATACTGAATCGCCTGAATACATTGCACGCTGTAAGCAAATTGAACGCAACATGATTTTTGATATGGAGAAATTCAAACGCGATTACCCATACACGCACATACATCATGCACCGGATGAGCCAGTTAATCGTGCGCATGACTACTGATGAATTGAATTCAATCAAAGGTGCAGCACAAAGCAAAGGCATGACCGTATCTAAATACGTGCGTGAAATTGTACTAACATCAGCATCAAATGCGATTGTTGGTTAAATCAATTAGACAATGGTGGATGCAGGTGTGCAAAGGTGTGCATGCCTGCAATCGCCATCAACACTTCGGTAAATTCTAACGGATTTTTCCGTTCACAATACGCTTGTTGTATACTTCAAAATCACCATTGCGATCTGTGATGATATGCGCGAATCCATGATGGTGTTTGTTCAATGGCATGTAATCCGGGTGAAGCTCACACAAGCAAGCCACTGACCAACATGTCACCACTTTGCCATTGATGTTTGGTTCACTGTGTTCTGATGCCTGATGATGGTGCCCACAGATTGCACTGTCTTTTGCGCGCAGGAATAATCCGCGTGCTATGTTTACAGGACTAAACACGCTGGTCATCATTTCATGCCCATGTAATGCAGTCAATTTACCGATGTGCGTTATCTGCAATGATGGAATATATTGGATGTTATACTTCGCCAAATGAAGCAGTGATTCCAAATTGAATTCATCCATCCCCAATAGATCAGGTGCGTTGCGCATGATGTACTGTTCATACCGGGCATCGTGATTACCACACTTATAATAGATAGCAGCATTAGGAAATACATTGCGCAATGCTTTCAGGAAATCACGTGTGAGCATTACTTCATGTGCGAAATCACGTTTGCGCGGATCCTTTTCAAATCTACTGATTGCATAGAAATCAATGATGTCACCATTCAAATAGATGGTGTTCACGTTATTTGCCACACCATATTTCAACGCCAGTGTTAGTGCAGGTATGTTGTGATATGGTATGTGTATATCATTTAAGAATAAAATGTTGTTGTGGCTAACAGGTAGCTTGAATGCCTTGTAATCCTTTTCAAGTGATGCAGGAATACCAAACGGATTTAATTCAGGATTGATATCATTAGCCATGAACGCGAAATCAGTGACTACATCATCAGCTGATTGCACTGCATCTTGTATTCCATTTTTTATTTTCTGCGCAGGACCATACGTATCATGCTTCCACTTTTTGTATAAGCGATAAAACGCATCCAACGTGATGCTGTAATTGTGTTCATTCAATATAGCTGCGCACAATTGCCTGCGTGGTGTGCGTGATGCATCCGCATAGATAGCATAAAAGTGGTGGATGTATTTACTTCTGCTCATGGGT